AGGTCTGGGTCTGATGCCCATGTTGCATACGGTAGGTAGTCAATACCAATCGCTTCCTTTAGTGGCTTGTTGTATAAGACTACTGAATCCAGGGCAATAACAATAAGATGCCGTACAAAACGGTTCTCTGTCTTATCCCAAATAAGTTTATGGCTACGGTTTAGCTCTACTTGTACGTCTGAGGCTTTGTAATCGTCATAGTTGGTTACTCCCAGGTCCTCTAGTCGTTGTCGTCTACTCTGGGCTTCCTCGTCACTCCGGTTAGCTTCTAAGAGTCCTTGCTTGCTGTCCAGGTAGACCTTAAGCGCATCCTTACCTTCCTTAGTGTATGACTTGTTCGCCAGGATAGCTCGTAGCGGTATGAAGATGTTCTTATGGTTGAAGTATCGAGCCGTGTTGATGTCTAGTGGGTTGGTCTGAGGGTCAATGTCGATGTCGTAGGGGTCTACTACCGCACATTTGATACGGTTATCCTTCATGTACCAGTACTTGAATCCTCTACCCTGTATTCCGACTATCTTCTTCTCTAAGTTATCAATGATGTCTAGGCTCTGCGTGTCGTAGGTGTGTTGCCATAGTTCGTTAAGAACAACCTCACCGTCTAAGTCACGGTTGCCACTACCTCTGGTCTCAAACTCTAGCTGAGGAGCTTCGTCTATTTCACTAATCCAGTTTTGGACAGTATCACGAATAATAGGGATGTTAACTGCTTGCCGTTGGGTGAGTCTATTGGTAGCTACCTTGTCTCGGTACAGGGTGTAGTTCTCGTTCCACTGGTCAAATCGTCGCTTCTTAAACTGGATAGATTGGTCTTTCTCCTGTTGGTGCTGATTGATTAAAGTTGAATTGTCCATAGGGGGGTGTTGATAAGTATTATTATACCACGCTTAAATGCCGAACTCCTGAATGAGACCACCGGCTTGAGCTTGCATAGTTGACCTGTTCAGGCGTAGTGGTTGGCTTGGTAGCTCCCAGACTGATAAGGCTGTTCCCATAACTGTGTCGTCATGAAGATGGTCTGGGGCTTTTACCTTTAACTTAGTACCGACTAGCTCGTATTGGAAGTATGATAGTTCCTTTTTAAGTACCTCATCGTCCAATAAAGCCACCTTACGCTGGTCTAGTTTGATTGATAGGTTGTTTAGTATGTCTTTACGACTCTGCTCAGTGAACTTGAATGGTTCTAGCATGATACCTCTTTGGTTCAAGTCTTCTACTACAGGGTCTCCCACTCCAGTTGCGTCAATAAAACCAGCAGGTCGATTAAACTTATGATAGATAGCTTCTATCTTGGACTTCTGAATGTTCCAGTCCATGTGATTGAAGCGTTCCAGGAAGACTTGTTCGTGCGTGTGTGCGTCTATGATTGAAATCACGGTAAAGTCTTGGTACTTGGCAAGGTCTACTCCCATGCGATAAAAGCGCAGTGGGTTCGCTTCCACTGGCTGGGTAATACATACATCGTTAATGTTCTTAAAGAAGTTAGTAGCGTTAGCAATGAACTTGCAGTAGTACTCCTGCTGAATCATGTCCTCCGGCATACCCTCTTGACGTTCTCTTTCGATGTCTTCCTCGGTTAATACGCCTGTATCAGTGATAGTTAGTACCTCTGTGAACCACTCTGGGTTGTTTCTAGCCATCTCATACAGCTCATAGGCGTGGTTTTGACCACGTGGAGTACCATTAAAGATAGCCCAGCCCTTGTTTACTAAAAGAATAGGGCGTATAAAACTCCATATATCAGCTCTAGTAATAGGGTACTCACTGAATACTACGCCAATCGGGTTCGTACCGACTCCACTCTTATCAAAAGTATCGGCTCCGATCAGTTGAATGATTGAACCATTGACTAGCGTAACCTTCAAAGTAGACTCGTTTGTCTTAGCGATTATCTCTTTTGGAATATGGTCAAGCATGCGGAATCCGTCTATGTCTATGTTGTCCCAGATAACCTTACGGGCCTGTGTGTACTCTGGTAAGAAGTAGAAGTATGTGCCAACTCTCCCTAATGCTCGCTTTACCAAGTAGTTGAAACAGGTTTTATCTTTACCCGCTCGTCTATGGTGGATTATAAAGGCACGAAGGATACCGTTATCCATCGCTTTATACAGTGGTAGCTGGTAGTTACGTGGCTGGAACTTATGTGGGACTGTCACCATAGTTAATTACATTGATGTTTACCCCTGCTCGTTCGGTTTCCTTTCCGCTTAATAGCTGTACGTTCTTAGTTAGAGTATCTAGTGAGCGTACTAAGTCAGTGTGACGTTCGTTGTCTAGGTCTTTGGTGGATATTTCCATTAGAATTCTATTCCGTTCGGCTTCTAGCTTCTCTAAAAAAGGCATCACAACTGATTGATATGATTTAGTGCCCGTCACCTCTTGGGGGTTGCCTGATGTGTTATCAGAATAGCCAACTTCCCTTAATATCTTTCCCATGTTCACCTTTTTGCCTGTTCCTAGGCTTTCCACAACTTTCGTGGCAGCTCTCTTAGCGTTTTCACTAGCCATATATAATAGTATTTACATCATCCCAGTTGCTGAATCTGATTGCTTTGTCGTCTATGTAGTAATCAGCATTGGGCTTTATGTTAGTAATTGTATCATATGTCAAGCCGTAGTAGTCCATGAACTCAGCTATGTGTTCTGGTTGTCCTCCTCGAACTGAGTGAACGATGACGGCATAGCCAGCTTCTCGGTATCTTTTGAGACTCTCTTTTGCTCCTGGTAGTGGCTGTCCCATTCTCCTATTGGGTAATGGGTTCTTATAGTCGTGTATTACTCCGTCAAAATCTATCGCTAGTACCTTTTTAGCTGCCTGGGTTGGGGCTTTTCTAGTATCTAGGACGGCTCGCTTGCTTTTAGGTATCTTCATTACTTCTTATTACGGGTCTTGGAGACTCTTTTTCCCTTCTTGGGCTTGGTTTCTACTCCGTAGCTCTCTAGTGTGTGGGCTAGTGTGCCTGATTCTTTGGAAATCTTTAGCTTCTTCAGTGTTAGGGCTTCGATAATTAGTGATTGGATGCAATTCTTTAGAGCTTCGTTGTTATTTAAAGCGGTGGTGAAGTTAATTTCCTCTAACTCTGGCTCTGGCTTAAGTGTCGCTGGATTAGCTACTGTCTTACCAGTATCAATTACTAGGGTTCCCAGTACTGCTGCGATATTAAAAGCGTCTTTTGTGCTTACATCTTGTACCGTTAGTTTAAGTGATTTTACTTGCATTGGTTTTATTGTACCACGTTATATTGTCCCCTATAGACGAATCGAACGTCTGCGTTGTAGTGAGTCGGTGTATTGGTATGATTCAATACAGATAGACAGAAAAGATAAATAAGAAACATCTCACTACTAGGTGCTTACCATAAGGGGGATGCTGGCGGAGACTTTAAGAGTTACCAGCCCTTATATTATACCTTATCGGGTGGGGTGTTGTCTAGGACTGATAAGTAATCACGTAACGTATTCCTGAAACGCTTGAATGCTATCCACTGTCTAGTTCCACCATCAGGTTCCAAAGGTTATTAAATACACTGCGATAATTAATGTGTTAAACCATGTTCCGATTACAAAGAAATCCATATTCTAATCCTGCTTATCCTTATAATGCTCCTCTGCGATTTGGGCGAGGTCTTTTAGTAGTTCGTCTAAAGGTAGTAAAAACCCATCAGTTTCGCGCCATTCAAGAAACTTCTCCTCCAACGTCTTCTCTGGTTTGACTGGGGTGTGCCCGTTCAACTCATTAACCGCGTCAACCAGTGTGAGTAGTAGTTCGTTTAATGTGTCCTGTGAAGAATCTATGCTTGGTTTAATTATTTTCACATCTCCGACTTTTAGCATGTCATTGTTCCACCCTCCCTCTATAGCGTCGTTAATTGTTGTTTCTATTTCTGTCATGTCCTCACTATACACCTCTGGGGGTTTTATTGGTAGTTAGGTTATCCCCGTTTTAAATCTTCCAGTATCTTACTAAGCCGCTCGTAGTTCTCTATGTAAAAGTGTACGTCTGCTTTTACCATGATTGGCTTTTTCGCTTTTAAAGGTAGCCACCATCCCATGCCTTTCTGCTCTACTATTACCGATGACCAGTATGTCTCGTGGCTGTGTAGCATCATGTGACAAGGGCTGCAGAGAGGGATTAGGTTGTCTATGTCGTAGCGTAGGTTCGTACACTGTGACTTTAAAACGTGGTGGTGTGCCACTTGTGTGACACTTTGACAGTTCTGCGATGCACCTAGAAAGCAGTAGGGGTGCATTACCTTGATTATTGGGGTCAGTAACTTGTCGCACTTGTTACGCATTGTCTTGACCGTAGGTAGCTTAGAACGTGCCCTCAGAGGCTTGTTTTGCCCTCCCACGCTCTTTTTGTTAGCTTTAGGCTTACTGACTCGATTTGCCTGTTTTTCTTTCAGGCTAGCGATTCTACGGGCTTTGGTTTTATCCCGCTTTTCTTGTATTTCCTTTTTAGATTGTTGTCGAAAGCCGCTACTCTTCATAT